GATTCGCGGCGGATTTCAATATCCCCACCACACTGAGGGCATGTCTTTGAAGCGGCCATTCGAACCAGATCCTCATCTTCCAGATAGTTCTTCAACACTCTGGCAAAAATGGCGGGAGCGTCGAACATTCCTCCGGCTGACTTCTGAAGCTGATCTGTGATTTCACTGACCGGAACTCCATTCCTCATGCTCAAACTGATCAGACGGGTGATAGTCATGATATCTTCAGCGGGGAATCGGGCCGAAACATTATTGACCTTCAATACATCTTCAGGGTCATCTGAAAGCTGAACGACAAGACTGTAGTGCCCCCTGGATTTCTTAGTCAGAGTGGCCGACTGGTACTTGGTAGGAAGGCTGAGTCCATCTTCGAGACCCCCAAAGACTTCAATCGGCTTCCCATCTGCCAGTCCCACCAGGACCATGTAATTGAGGTTGCGGTACTTGACCTTGTGGATTTTGATATCAGTCGTCTTGGGCCGTTCTCTTCGAACTACTGGCTCTGCCGCTTCCTTTTTGATGCTGTTCAACACACCAGTTCGGCACCCATCTCGGTAGACCGTGATCCCCTTAAGACCACTATCAAAGGCTTCCATGTAAAGCTGACTCACATCCTCAACGGTGGCATCATTTGGTAGATTGACAGTGGAACTAATACTGTGATCAATGTGTCGCTGAATTGCAGCCTGCATCTTGATCCGCTTGTGATAGTCAATGGAGTTGGCCTCCACATAGATAGATTTGTCAAAATCAGGATTAATGTTCAGTGCATCCTGGATACCCTGGTGATAGACGATATACTGCACCGTATCTCCGGATCCTGGAACCTTTACGCTGCGGCTCATTGCTGCTAGGAAGAGTGGTTCAATCCCAGAGGTGCAATTCCGCATCTCGATGCTCAGAGAACCGGCAGGAGATTGAGTCAGAAGACCAATATTCCGGAGACCCTTGGTTCGGATTAGTTTCTGAGTTTCTTTACTCAGACGCTGAATGAAAGGACTTTTCTTGTGGCGTTCCCAGTCAAAAATCTGGAAGCTACCCTTTTCTTCAGCCAAACGAGCAGAAGTCTGATAGGCAGCATTCGCCAAGAAGTCATAGATAGACTCAGCCATCTGAATTGCCTCGTCCGTGTCGTAACGGAGTCCCAACATAGCCAACGCATCAGCCAATCCCGTGTTGCCCACAGAAATACGCCGACCCAGCACTCCAGCAATGCGGTTGCCCTCAAGTGGAAGGATTGGCAGATCCCAGGACTTGATATTATCTTGAGCCCTAACCCCCATGGCAATGACTTCTCCATAAGCCTCAAAATCAAAGCTAGCCTCTGGAGTGTACGGATTCTTCACAAAAGCGGGGAGAAGGAATAGACCCAGATTACATGAGTCGAATGCACTCAAGGTTTCTTCAGCACAATTGTGGGACACTAGGCCATTAGCATCAAATGCATGAGGGCCTTCAACCGTACAATCAAATACCTCTTCCTCTCCAGCAGGCTCAATAGATATCACCTTAGTGGTAATGCAGTCTTTATATGGGCTACGCTTACGAGAGAACAGGATTGATGCTAATTTCTCGGCCTTGCTGTCTTGAAGAAACCCAACTCGGTCACTAAACACAGCGATACTGCTTCGAGAGATTATCAACTCATGATTAGCTTTGCACCAGTAAGGCTGTGAGGCACCGGTCCCATCATTGAGGGGCATCTCACGAAATTCTGCCTTATGTCGATTCTCATATATGGAGGAGTTAATACCTAGACGAGCTAGGAGCCTCTGGACAAGCTGGAGTAGGGGGACATTAGACTGATTAAGTCTAACAGAACTACCCTTCTGTAAGCTAACCAACACGGTTCCATCAGCATCAAAAAGACCAGACAAGAAGCCCCTGGTAAAATCAGAACTTGCGCGTTCGACGCTATCTAGGGGTTTCTTGGTGGGAAACTCAAGATACCTTTGACAGAGGTCAAATAGCTGGGCAGACCTGATGTAAATTCGGTCCCCCACGGGGTCTAAATTGATTTTTGATCCAAAAGGTATGGGGGGCTTCTCTGATAGGGGTGGGAGGAGTTTAATAAAATCAATGGCCTTTTGTGCCGTCTGCTTTCCGTCTCCCCAGAACCCTAAAATAGCAGACTTACTGGAGGTAAGATAATGTCCATCACCTAGCAAGGAGCCCACTAGGTACCCATTTTCAAAGGTGCCTCCCTCCCCCTCCCACTCAAGCTGGTTATTGTTTTGACTTAGGAGGAGTTCATCCTTGAGTTGAAGATCCTGCACCTCTACCCATCCGCGCTTGGTCAGAAACTTGTGGTTTGCCGTAGCTTTAACAGAGTGTCCTCGATTAGTTGAGATTTTAAACACAGGTTTGACCCCAGTGGACCAAAATCCTGTGGCTGAGAACCGCTCACCATCAAGGGTGGTGAGGTGGGGAACACCTATCAAATCTTTAATCTGCCTAGCTCCCTCGTCTGTGAGTATCCAGGTGTCACCAGTAAGGCATGGGTTCAATCCCACCGTTTCAAATGAATAGCTGACCCACTTAGTTTCTCCGGTTGCCGGATCAGTGAACTCTATCTCAGGGAGGTTTGTGTATTGATCCGCTGGTGATTCACGAATAATGTGATCCCAGTTGAGGATCCCTGGTTCCGCCGAACTCCAAGCATGATGCATCAACTTGTCCCATAAGACTCGGGCTTGAATCATTCTAGAGATTCGAGGATAGGCGTTATCTTTGAACTCAAACCAAAGTTCGTATTCCCCATCTTCCTTGACGGCTTTCATGAACTTATCGTTGATCCGAACCGACACATTGGAGTGGCTTGTTGACTTGAGGCGATCAGCTATGGCTGCCCATTTGTAGTCATTGATGTTGATTCCTACCCCAGCCAATTCCTCAAAGAATGGTTGCTTCCTCATATCTGATTTCTCTTCAATGAAAAGCTCAATGTCAGGGTGACTGATCCTCATGGTCTGAAGGTTCGCCCCTCTACGGCCTGATTGTCCAATCATTCCTGTCACATACGAGTAAAAATCCATGAAGCTGGCCGCACCCGTAGAGGATCGGGCCGCATTATTTGTAGCTGCTCCTCGGGGTCGAAGATTGCTGATATCGTGCCCCTCCCCACCTCGGAACGCAAAGATTCGAGCCATGTTCTTGGCCGTATCAAAGATGGACTCCAGATTGTCCTCCGGTGGGGGCAGGGTGAAGCAATTTGAACTGCTGGCCTTCACGTAGGGGTTCCCCAACGCAAACAGCCCTGAGCCCTGTGGGGAGTATTTCCACCCGTCCAGCACACCATAAAACTTATCTTTCCAATAGGAAAACTCCTTGGTGTTGGAAGGGCTTTTCATTTCTTCATTTGCCAAAACTATGGAAATGCGATCCCACATTTCCGCAGGAGTTTGCTCACAGCATTCTCCAGTTTGAGTATGAAGGGCATATTTATCTACCCAAATACGAGAAGCCAAAGTTGCATTTTCTGGTAAAACCTTCATCTTCTCAATATACCACTCGTAGCATTTGGCATAGGCGTTCGCTTCACTCTTAAGTGAGGCAGATGCACTATTTACATTTGATCCTTTGCTTGTGAGGTATTCATCATAGAGTTCCTGATAGGTCAAAATCTTGTCGATCACGCACCGCTCCTAAATTACAAATACTGGGTTAACCCCAGTGATGTAGAAATGCAAAAAACATTCTCTGCATCAAAGTTCTTCGGTTGTAGTATTCTCAGGATTCCAACTAGGCTCGTTAAGCTCTTCGCTCGGTGCCATCTGGGCTCGTTTAGTGGTTATGATTTTCTCCACCAACAGAAACTCCTCATCAATAGCCTTTTTGGTCATGAGTGTAGGATCAGGGGGCAGGAATCCAAGGGCATATAGCCCCACTACTTTCTTGTCAGTCAGGGGAGTCTCTTGAGCCAAGGCCGCATCCACAATCCCCGCAAATGCTTCAGCGGATTTGACATTGGGAGCATAGAACTGAGGGCCAATATACAGCCCTTTTTCACTCATCAATTGACAAGACAACCAAATTGAGGAAATTTTTGGCGTCTTTCTACTGAGAGCAAGATTGGTGGCCTTGAATAGCTGCTCCCCTTCTTCGGGAAGAGCTTCCCTGGTTTGCAGTCTAGCTAACTCAGCCAAAAGGGCATAGTCTTCGTGGCCTCTGTGAGTCTGGTTTCGGGGAAGGAAATCTGCTTCCTCAGCCAGGAGTAAATCAAGTTGTTCTTTGGGGTCAAACAGGATATGGTAATCACGCTCCAGAGACAACTCTTTTTTGTTTAGGGACTGACCTAACCGGTTACCCTCAAAAAAGAATTTTTGAATTTTTTGAAGTATCTCTTTGCGTGATAGCCAAGCGGTAGAAAAGAGCCGACTTCTGAAGATCAAGTCGTTCATTTTTGGAAATGCAACAAGTTCCTGAAAATGAAAAAAGCTGTAGTCCTCCAACATCCCTTTGTCGATGCGGATATCTTCGTTGCAGATCAGGTTCAAGTCTTGTGGCATACCTAGATAATACTCACTCTACCCCCTGTTGGGAGCCAATTTTTGGTATTTCTTCTAGTGTTACGGTAGGTATTGCGGGTCTTGCGTGGTGTAGAGCGGCCTTCTCATAGCTAGACTAGGCGGCAAGTCCAAGTTGGGGTATGGTGTTACCCCCGGAGGGGGATGCGGTAACACTCAGGTTGAGGAACAAGGCTACATATCCTCATGATGTTTTTCTTCTTTTGATTGGAGTTTACATTGTTGACGGTAGAACGCTGATCGCACTCTTTGCCAGCTTTTACTACGAAGAAAGGTGGCTCCATGCCACAAGTCCATCTTAGCCAAAGCAGTTTGGATGGCGTGGTTCGCTCGGGTAAGCGGGTTTATAACCTGTCGGCTGTCTCCTCCGATCAGAGTTCCATTTACCTCCCGAACCATCAGGGGCCTTCCAGTTAGTCCCAAGATTAACGAGTAGTCAAACCATTCCTTGATCAGGCTCCTCTGCCACACGTGTAGGTGGAGCGGGTGATGCTGAGGACAGTCCTTGTATCTCGCACCCAAGGAGACCAGCTTGGGTGATCGGAACTCTATGGCACCTTCCGCCTGTAGGGTTCTGAGCTTACGTGTTAGGTAAGTCTTAATGTTGCACAAATTAGCGGGGCAAACCGGATCCAGTGCTACGACCCTGATCTTTCCCACCATCTGGGCTACAAGTTGATTAATGTATTGCTTTGTAAGTTTTTCCTTGGGGATAAAACTCCCCCGTCGATCTTCCGTGGGGTTTTGAATCTGTACAGCCATCCCATTGGGACTGAAGCAGATACCCATGTCACACAACCTAGGATCCCGGCAGGAGTTGATGCTGCGGCGGTTCAAATTCACCTCGTGAACCCGAACTTCCTTGTGGGTGTAGGCTAGCCACACTGTATTCCCTCGCCTAAGAAGACGCATGGATATGACGAGTCGCCAGTCTAAGTGAAGCATCCGCTTGAGTTCTACCCGAATTTCGGCAGTGACGGGGAGTGAGTTTACTCTTCTCCAAGTCTTCAGCCTCAACGGATTAGACGCTTGGCTGCGACGATTTACATAATCCCGCCGAACCTTTCGCTCACAGGGGTCTCCAGTATTAGCTTTTATGAGAGTTCCTGAACGATCCAGATGAACGAGTCGATTCCATACCACCTGATAGGCTTTGAAATGAGGAAGCAAGGTGTCAGATGCCTCTGGCGGAAGTTTGACCAGCTTGCGAAGCCGCAGGGTTTGCTCAGAGTAATCCGACTCATCAAATGGGGCCTGGAACACTACGACTCCATTCTCATCCCGGTAGTCTGTCTCCTGGCGAAGGCCAGGAAGAATACCACCAGACTGGCAGCTTTGGAATCCGCTCCGGCGATCATGAAGCCAGTCACCTTCGCATTTGATTCCACTCGCGGGGGACTGGTACCAGAAGAACTTCTCGCCCTTGCGAAAGTACCCGGCTGGTTCCGGCAGAGCCGGAAGGGTGCCTGGGGTGATCAAAAGGGTAGTCCTGGAAAGCTGCTTCATCTCATGATGATACTCGAAGTCAATTCCTTCTGAAGGTTCCGTGAGCAAAACTTCTTCCCCATCCTTGAGAGAACCTTACAAGAAAAGAATAAATAATATGTGTATATATTCCCTTCTTCTTTTTATTGGAGTTATATAGGGAATTTCAGGGTCAGTGGAATCAAGAATCTAGGATTCATGCGGGTTTGACCATTCCAAGAGCCTCTGAAACACATAAAATTGGAACTTTTCCCGTTTGACTTCTGTACACCCCTTTAGAGGCTTTGATGACCCCCCTTCCTGAAGTTAAAAATGACCTTGAAATGAAGGTTTTGAACCATGTGTTTCATTTCCGTAGACTTAGATGGGGAGATATGTCTATGGTGAGCGAATGGATTGAAAAATACAAGATGGCTGATCGTTTGGCCATCACCGCTCACGCACTTCATAATATATCTGGAAAAGATGTAACTCCCGAAGAGTCCCTGAAAGTTTTGACTTCAATCCCTCGGGGGGCTCTGGAGACCGTATACAAATTCTACAAAGGAAGTCTGGACCCTCACCGAATGTTTGAAGTCCTTCCATGGTGGAAGGCCCCGGATGCTGCGGATTATCGTCAAGGGCTAGCAGAGGAAGAAAATGAGACTGATGAGAAAATGGATGAAGTGGAAGAACTCTTAACGCAGAAGTTTGGCCGACAGGCTGTTGAAGATGAAAAGGCGTTGGCCCAAAAAATCGTGGCCGGAACTGGTTATGCGGGGGCCATGAAAATTGAAGAAAACTTTATGAATAGGGCCAAACAAGGCCGCACGGATCAGGAGGAATGGTGAGCGAAATCCCATCTGGCGTCGATCTGATGAACCAAATCAGTCTTGGCGAATTGAAATACAAGCAGTCCAACATAGCACTTGAGGTGAAAGAAAAGGTCTCCTCCGCCATGGAAGAAATCATTACTATAGGGGCTAGGGTGCGCCCTCTTAAGTTAAATGGGAGACGAATTGGGTGGATCAGACCTCTAGCACCCTCAGAGCGCAAAATTTTAGATAGAATGATAGAAAATGAGGAGGAAAAAATCTTGTTGGTGCTCACTCATTGCACTACTCTTACTGAGGATGAGGTTAATGACCTAGATATATATGAAATCAATTCTATCCTCCACCGAATCTACTCTGCTAACATTGCAGATATCTCGCTATTCCCCTATATCTCTGCTTTTTGTTCCACTCAGACTAGCCAACTTTTATGGGAATCAAAACATGACCATACGTTTGAACAAAAGGTAATCACCCTACCAGATGGGAAAAGTATAAAACTTCTGGCCCCTTCCAATCATCTTAGCCTCTGGGCTTTGCTTACTGCTATTAGAAATCGATCTATTACGCGATTGGAAGAGAGCCTTAACCTGAGTGCTATCGTTCGTGCCCAGGTGGGGAAGAGTGCGGATAAGTATGTAAAAGAATTGGTTCGTGAACTCAACTCTTTGAAAATGGATCAGATTGAACCTTGGACAGAGGTTGTTGACTACACTAAACTACAGTCCGATGCCCCACATTTTGAGGATGGGTTTGGTCACTCTCACGAAGATAACACAGTTCAAGGTTTGCTTCGTGAGATGGATGGAATGATGCATGGGGATAAACATGAACAACTTATGCAGCAGTTCTATAACAAGCAAGTAAATGAAGCACAAGCGAGAGAACGGGAACTTCAGATTCGTGTACAAAAGCGTAGATCAGAACTGGCTACTCTTGAGGATGATGGATCCCTGGTAGTGGTGACTGATGCTGAAGTAAAACGAAGAGAGCGAGAGATCCGTGCCAGATCTCAGGGAGTGGTGCAACAGTCCATTTCTGAACTAGCCAGTCAATCTGATGAAGCCCCTCCAAGTTCAGAAAGAATCACAAAGTATTTTGAAAGAGAAGGGTAGCCGTCTCTCTGATGTAGCCCAGGAGCTTTAATGACTCGAAAATATACTAAGCAAATCACTGAAATCAAGAAAGCCCCAGTTCAGATTCCTGCCCCCCCTCAACTCTCGCTTGAGGATATTATTGCAGATCTAAAAGGGTTTGGGATTGAAGAAACCTCTGAATTGATCAGTTTTGGGGCCAGCGGGAAGCAGATTCAGCTTCGCCTTTCTAACATCCCCACTGAAGAAGAGATTGAGACCCTCCTGGCAGTTGAAGAATATAAAGGACATGCCTGGGTATCTAGAGTCAAGGCTGAGATTTTGTCTCGTGCAATTAGCTGGGTAAATGGAATTGATCTCAAAGCCCGTAAGGATGAGTTCATTATGGACCCTACGACTAATCAAGAAATGGCCATGCGGGTGGTGATCCGTAATCTCATCATGGGATGGGGGCAAGAAGTGGTTAACATTCTGTGGAAAATCCTTATGGTTCATTGCCAAAAAATTGAGGACCGATTATTTGAGTCCCTACCTGATAGTCAGGTTATGACTGAGGTAGAGAAACGGTTTATCGGACAAGCCCTTCAAGAAATTCAAAATGCTCAACAGGAAGTGTATAAGGAAGCAATTTCTGAGATTGCCAATACCGATAGGGATTCTTAATGGCAGCAAGGGCTAGCGCAATCAGTAGGGAGACTCTTGAGACACTCAAGGGTATGAAAATTATTTTGGGGGATAATCTATCAGTCGCGGCTGACCTCAAAACTGTTCTTGACCAAATGTACAATCCTATTGAAAAAAGCGAGAAAGTTTTGAAGGATTGGGGGGACTCCCTTCATCATGTAGCCGATTTTGTCTCTGATGGGATTGACAAATTTAAGCAGCTAAATGCTTTGACAATGAGAATCCATCGCTTGGATGCTGAAGACATCAAGAATAAGGAAAAAAGCATTAAACTGTTACGAGATCTTAAGGCAGAATACACTGATTTGAAAACCCTTCACACAGGGGATTTGAAGAAACTCCAAGATATTGATAAGGTTCTGAACTCTATTGGTGATGCCGAAGATGCAGTGGCTACTGGGGCTGCGGATGTTAGTGATAAACTAAAAGCAGCAGCAAAGAATGCACGTGGGGTAAATGAGGCTTTTGATGATATGGACTTTTCAAAACCTATCTCCAGTGCTCATAAACTTGGAAAATCCCTTGATGATGGAATCAGCGGAGCCCTGAGAGGATTGAAACTTCTTGATAATTTTGGGTTTAAGGGCTTGTTTGGAAATCTGGCCAATATGCAGATGAAGATCAAGCAAATCAAAGAGGAGACCATCAAAAGTGGTCAGGCGAGAGCGGGGCAGTATAACCGGGCCGCTGGGAGTGCCTATAAGGAATTTACCTCTGGGGACACAATAAGGCGAGAAAAGGGATTTGCTCAGCTAGGAGGGTTATACAGAAATGCTGAAACTCCAGAAGCTAGGGCTGGATTAGTTCGACAACTATCTGGCAAGACTGGGGTCATGGGCATCCTGGATCGCCAGCTTGGTAAGAGAGCTTTGGCATCCGCAGGATCGGGGTCTATGGGACTCCTAGGTAAAGCAGGGATGGGAATGATGGAGGCCGGAGGAGGCTCGGTTCTGGGGGGTGCAGCTATGCAAATGGCTGGGCCTGCTGCTGCTATCTATGGTCTTCTTCAATTATTCCAACAAGGATTTGACAGAAATAAAGATATATACTCCAAACTTGGTAAGGGTGGGATCGTCCAAGGTGGTGGTCGAATGGGGGAGAATTATAACGCTTGGAGTCAGGCTCTGGAACCCGGAGGATTTGGCATGGGGGGCCAAGGGAAGGGAGCCGCTCGATACTATGATCTGGACTTTGAAAAAATGACAGATATGATGAAAATTGTGGTGGAATCGGGTCAGGCACTCCAAACCAATTATGGGAAGATCAACCAAGGTATGACCCCTGATCAGGCGTTAGCGGCCCCTCGTGCATCCAACATATACAGCGGAGTGATCAGAAATGGTGCAATGTTTGGGAAAAATATTGGACTAGATACCACTGAATCTACTCAATTGACAATGAAGCTCATGCATGAATTTAGCCTCTCTATGGGTGAAGTAGAGGATATGTTCGTTCATATTGGTAAAGCGGTGCAATCAACTGGGATTAGCACTGTTTCCTATCTGAAGTTGCTTGATGATGTGACAGGACAGTTTGATAAACTGAATAAATCCTTGAATTTTACATGTGGATTGATGCTACTTTTGGGTAAAAATGCCACTTTTACCACAGATGATATCTCTAAGATGGTGAAGGGCTTAGAGGGTGATAAGAAAACATATGAGCAGAGTATCTTTGCCTATGAGCGCATGGGGGAAAAAGGAAGATTAGGCTTTGCCAAAAGTATGCAAGCCACCTATCAGGCCACCGGAGCTAAACTCATTGGAGAGGGAAAAATAAAAGACACCAATGAGTTGGAGAGTATTTCTGATGAAGAACTAAGGAACCGAGTGACCCCAGGCCACCCAGAGGAAACTGCGGAAATGGAGCGGTTTATCAAGGAGCGAAAGAAGGGAAGAGGTGCCATGAAGGATCACTCTGCTCTTGCTCTTGCTACTCAAGAGGCTACGACTGGAGAGACTCTTCAAGGAAAAATAGCTAAGCAACTATCTTTACTCAAAGTAGCAATGCCGTCAGGCACCAAGCTATCAGATTTTATGGGCACTACGGCTGGGGCCTCCAATAGAGTTCAAAGTTTAGAGAAAAGCCCTGAATTTTTGAAAGTGGCAGAGCATCTTAATGTTCATCCGGAAAACCTCACCACTCAACTTGGGCAAGCTGGACACCAGATTCTAGCCGGAATCAAGGAAGCTGCCCAAATGAACCCCGCTACTGAAGAAGGAAAAGCTGCCAGGGCTCAATTCTCTAGTATAGGCCCCAAAGAGTGGGAAAGCATTGCAAAGAATGTAAAAGCCGGAAAAGACATTACTGAAATGAAACCAGTTCAGGCTGTATTTAATGATCTTGCTGCTCAAAGGTTAGCCGATAACATCACCGAAGCTGAGACAAAGGCAGCTAAGGATACCGCAGAAGAGAATCAAAGGTATATAACAGGGCCGTTAGATTATATTCAGAAGGCACTGAAAGCCCTGGTTGAGCATATCATCACCCTACTCGAAACGGTGGTGAATTTTGTTAATAGATATTTCTTCAAAACGGATATGCAAACACTTGCTGATCAAAAAACTAGTGCTGCGGATTATGCTCAGAAAGAACTACCGATGGAAATGGGACCGTTGAAGCAATTTGAAGAAGCCGCCGAAAAAGCTTCTGGGGAGGATAAAAAGAGGATAGCTGATGTAGTTTCCACTATAAAGCAGGCTCAAGGATTAGCCGCAAATTCACGTACAGGGACTAATGAAATCTCAGCACTTCGCAGAGACATTTCATCAGTTCTTCGCTCTGGCCCCCTTGCTAATAATGAGATGAGTTCTATGCGTGTAGCTGATTTAAAGTCAAGTGTGCAGGCAGCACTCACCTCTCACGAAGCTACTGCTGTAATGGAAAAAGGGTTGGCACCGGGAGAGACTAAGCCCTGGGATGTTCTTGATGAAAATATGCCCTCAAGGGAGCAAGTCCTAGCAGGTATAGCTCAGAGTGAATCTAGCGGGCTACCCGATGCAAAATCTTATAATTTGCCTAATAAGGGTGGCTCTGCTGCTTGGGGGAAGTATCAACAGTTTCCAGCTACAGCCAAGTGGGTATCTGAAAATCTTCTTAAGGAAAAAAAATTTGACGAGCCCCTATGGAGAGGCGCTAAACCAGGGGCTACACCTCAAGATACAGTGGCTTATCAAACTAAAATAGAAAGTGCTCGTTTAGACTATTCAGATAAAATGTTTAAAGATGCACCCCATCGCCTCCTTGCTCAGTTAGCTTCAAGTGCATCAGGAGAAGGGTCAGTTAAGGCAGCCATGGAAGAAGCAGATAGAAGGAGAGCTACTGGAATAAAGGTAGATTGGCCACAAGTGTATGCTGAACAGCGTAATCTCATAGCTGGAGGGGAAAGTGTCAAAGCTGTAAATAGACAACTTAGGGCCATGCATATAAATAATACTACAATACTTAGTGCTGATGCCTCTGTCAACACGGACGGGGCAGTGACGGTTCCTAGTCATGCTGGGGAACAGGCTCCTCTTAGAGGGGATGGCCAGATTGTTTATGAAGCAGGAAAAGGGGGTAAGGTCTGATGGGTAACACCCCAACCAATCCAAATACAGACTTAGGGATATCCACAGCCCAGACCGTCCAATCTTCTTTGTCGGCTTCCGATGTTACGGGTCAAATGAGTCAAGCATTAGACACTTTGGTCCGATATACTAACTTAGCAAATGCTCCATGGTGGCAGATTGGATTCACGGGAAACCCCACACTGAAACGCTTGAAGTCCCCTGTTACATTCCAAGTTTGCTTGGATTCCACTAAGCCTTCAGTTATGCTGCCCAACTCCTTGGCTAACCAATCCCCCCTGACGGTAAAATTGAATTGCAGCCTTAATCAAGTATCTCATCAAATGAAGCATATTATCAATAAAGCCAACACCAGATCGGGTGTCCACCTGACCTTCTGGGGGATGGAACCGGATATTATTACCGGATCTGGGAGCACTGGGCTTTTTATGAATCGTTATGGCATTACTGAAATAATGTCTCTAGAAAATAACACCGATGCTCTTGAAGATTCCATTGATAAATCTGCGTATGGTCAGTCTTCTCCTAATTCCTACGGTTACCCATACACAGGTCCAGATGCTTCACCGATTGCCTTAGAGAAGCTACGGGGGATGTATTATAATCACAGATTTCGTGTGGCCGCTCAAGATGCTTTCATTGAATTATTAAGCCTTTTTAAAAATAATGGGGTGACTCGATTTGTCGCAACAGACTCAGACTCCCCCTTTAATAACCGAACTCAACTTTCTCCCACTATATGGTCTGCTCAATATGGGTCAAATACTTTTCAGAGAAATGCCAGAAATAATGATGTAATGGTCAAAGGGCAAGTTATCATGAATTTCAAGGGGAACGTCTACCAGGGCTACTTCAAATCTCTAACTTGGACCATGGATGCCAATTCTCCTTATCAGTGGAAATTTGACTTTATTTTTCAAGTAGAACGAGCGATAAACTATGTGTTCTACACACAGAGTTCTGCTGCGGCCCAGGCTGCCTCTAACGCTGCTTTCAATGCTAGAGTTACAGGTGCGGCCAACTCCCTCTCTGCCTCGGGTGCGGTTGGTAGTCAGGAGCTTGTTGGATAACCATGGACGATAACTAAAATGTCAGATGACTCTCTTAACCCCATTTGGAACTCCCCAAACTTCGATTTGACCTCCGCCACTAAGACTGGCACCCTCCCCGTTCGTGGAGAGACCAGATTAGTCCCAGTTTCTATGACTGCCTCTTCTGTGGCCCCCCCTCCCCAGCTTAATGCTTCTGGATCGGATGACGCCTTACAAGTTCCCACAGCATATGAGGCAATCTCTTTTGCAAAATCCACTTTTACTGATTTCGTGACGGTGAGTATCCCTTCTCGTACCAAAAATACTGCAAATTATATGGATCCCTACTATACTTACAGATTCTTAATAAATCCACACACACTCAGTGTGTCTCATCAAACTGCGGATAGCCAGAGTATGGCTCGTGGTGGATGGCAGTTTGGTATCTGGGGTGAAGATGTGGTTGAGTTGCACATGACAGGTATGACTGCTGGAGATTACTTTCAAAATGGGTTAACAGACCAGTGGGAGGAGTATAGTTTAAGCTATCGTAGTTTGTCAGAACTTACTAATGCAGTTCTCAATAATGGTTATTGGTTTGAAGGTGAGGAGCAGAACCCTGCCTGGTACGCTCCAGATTACTCCAGAAAAAGGATAAAAAGCCACGGAGATGTGGTAATTACTGTCGGGAATTTCAAATGGAGTGGGATGTTCACTAATATGACCCATGTTAAGTCTGCTGAAAACCCATTTTATAGCACATTTGATATAGGATTTATTGCATGGAAAGAAAGATTTGGTTCTGGCTCTCCCTGGCTCTCCTCCATTAGAAATAATGTGTATCGGGGACACTCCCGCGAGATAATAAACCCTCTTTCTGCCGGAATTTCCACGCCACCTCAAGCTGACTCCACTACTTCCCCAAGTGCTGCCCTGGCTATCGCTGGTAACCCATAGGAGTAGTAAGTGTCTGACCAAGAAGTCATTGTTGACCCCCGCTCTCACTCTCATTCGACTGTCATTTTGGCTTCGAATAAGATTCGTAATATTGTGCAAACTGCACAAGAACGAGAGATTATCAAAACTGCCCCCGACATGGTAGTTTATATTGATGCCCTTCCGTTTATTAATAATCCATACTTGAGTCAGGGCTCTACGAATTTGGTTGCAGTTAACTTTAATGACTATATCACTGCTATTTCAACCTCTTACAGTATTGACTCATTTATGCCTTCTGGAACTATCAACCTCTCTGTCCCCAACGGCTCAAAGCAGCTATTTATGGCTCCTGGGGGTAATACGATTATTGACATAATGAGTGCAGTTCGTATTTATGCCAAAGGTTATTTTTATTCTCCGGACGGTAATACTGTTTTTAGACGCATATTTAATGGACTGATAAAGTCTGTTGCTTTAACCGAAACTCCCACCAGTCTTGAGATATCAATTGGTATCGTGGGGATATGCCGTCTTCTCGAAATAACGCAGATTGAACTTAATCGCGCTATCATTTCTGCTTCAAACTCTCTCCTAACCGTCTTTAGGACTAATCAATCTTCATTGAATATTTATGGGGCTCTTTATGACACTTTTCATAGGGGGATTGACTTTAGTGAGTTCCTTCAGGAAGCCTTTCAACAGAAATTAGCTGGTAGTAATCAAGATAGGGATAAACTTGCCATTAGCAAGGAGTATGCCACTAAATGGGCCACAAATCTTCAGGATTTATGCCGAGATGTGCGATTATTTGGCTGGTCATCCGCCAATAATGCCATATCCTCTCCTGTAGTCTCTGGTGACACCAATGCACTTATGAATAGCTCTATTGCTGTAATTTCTGGGGCCGCACCCTCGGTTCTTAAAAAGCAAACGGAGATGTGTAAAGAAAATGCAGCTATCATTTCTCTTATCCATAATTACAGTTTTGATATGTCTCTGGCAAGTTTGAAATTATTTGGAAGCCAGCTAGTCTCTCGATTAGAACGGATTCGTTACCTGACTGAAATCATGGGTTTTGAGGGGTATCAGGATGTAGATGGGTTGATAATAATCAAGCCCCCCCTATACAACTTGGATTGCACAATCGTTGGGGATTCCACTTCAGCCCCAGCATCAGGAAGTTTAGTCAATGACGGAATTACTTCTGACACCAATCCTTTTATTATTCATATGTCTGAGATCCTCTCTGAAAATTACCAAGAGGATGAGGCGGCTATTATTAAGACTTCGATGTCAATAACCGCAAATTTTAACAATCCCTCTGGGTACCAGATAGCTCCCCCCACGGAATACACTAAAGTCTCAAGGTTCACTGATGTTAATCTAGTGAGGAAGTTTGGGGTTCGCCAAGAACCGGCTAAAGCGGTAGGTTTTTTACACAACGATATGAGAGCGACCTATGGATTTTGTGCTGCGGAGTTAGCAAAGGCAAACCGGGGGTTCACTACCTACACGGTCTCAATCCCCCTTCGCCCCGAACTTCGTTTAGGCTTTACTGTCTATTTTCCCCATAAAGACATATATGCTTACATAACTGGGATTGCCATGAGCTATAATGTTGGGGGTCAGGCCACTACGAGCATTACTTGCAATTTCGTAAGAAAACGCCCTTTGTTTCTGCAAACACAAAATACCTCCCAGGTAATTAACGGGGTCAACACCCCTACCACTATTCAAGTGTTTGCAGCCCAACCTAATCTAGTCCATGCGTTTACTACTGCTTCCGCCACTCAGTATGACCCTAATAGTGGAAATGTTCTCTCTGAATCTGGGACTATTTCATCCGTCCCCTTGGTGCCAAGTGGGGAACCTGATTCTACTCAAAGAGCAGTCTACAATTACCTTACCCAGAAATTGGGGGGCATTTATGAGACATGGACAGACCAACCTGCTAACACCTCCACTCCGACTTGGAGAATACAAAATGACGGGGGAAGTGGCCCTAATGGGACTGACGGTACAAAGGTGCCTTTTCCCAAAAATAAAAGTGGTAATTCTTCCGCCCCCGACTCTACTAACACTTGGTATAATGGTGGGCTGGATGCTGCCACAGGCACCATCTTTTCTGCTCCAAAGGTTGCAGATGGCAACTATATTGATCGAACTACAATGGTTCAGCCCTACACCAATGAAAAAGGGTATGAGGTTATTTCTCCCTTTCCGTGGGGGCGTTATGCTACTCTGACTGATGCCTTGGCCACTTTTACTCGCAATGATGGCTGGCCAGAGAGTCAGATTGTTGCCCCTACCTCATCGACAAGTATCGCAATTTCTGCTTTTCTAACTGCGGGGCTAACCACTTCAACCACTCCCTCCTCTCCTGCATATCAACTCGCTGTATTAACACCTCCTCTGACTGTTCAGAATACTCTATCTAGCCAAGATACGTTGGTGACATCCACTTTCCCCTTCCAAAGATTTGATAAGACTAACGTGCCTTACTTTGAACTCGCATATTCCGATGGGGATGTGGGAGTCACTGAAACCAACTTTGCTATCCCTAACTGGTCTAGCCCAAATAATGGATCAGGGACTGTTTCTGGAGCCCCCGGAGCCTCTTCAGCAGTCTCTCAGTCCTCGTCTTCTTCTGCCTTACAAACTTGGTCAAATTCAGTGGATGCATTACAGGTATTTCTACAAGGGTATATTGGACCCACTAACAGCAACAATGTTGGACCCTATGCAGTTTCTACACTACCTCAAAACACTGATATTGGTGGGTATGCCCCACCAAATGGTCCACTAAGCGGAGTATTACTTAGTATGGGTGCAACATTTACTAGGTCTCCTTATGGTGCAATTTTGGGTCTCAGACCAACAGGCGCAACTCAGAATCCGGCTTATACGACTGGTACAAATGCTACATATACAGGAGATTCTTTGGGGCAGACGTTAACAAATATTGGCCAAATTATTAGTGGTGGGGGTTAAACGATGGTTGTTAAAAGTTTTGTTAAAAAACCTATTCCGCTGCCTCTTTCTCAGTCTTCTCGTTCAGATGAGCAGTATCAAGTTTTCTCCGCAACGGTAGTTAGGGTAGACTACGAGCGGAAGGTTGTTGCTATACGAGATTCCAGACATAACCAGATATACCAAGATGTTGTCGCTTTCCCAGCAAACTCTTCCTCAACGGAGGGGACAGATGTGGATATGCCTGAAGAGGGCACTCAGTGCTTAGCCGCAACATTAGAATGGAATAAAGGGGCCTCTCAACATGTTATTATATGCTACCTGCTCTCCGCTACAACTACCTCTCAGGATGCGGTAGCCCAACGTGCCATCTCTTCTTCTGATGGGCCACTAGGAGAGTGGACGGATCGGACTCGTGGAGTCTATCGGAAAGCCTATCCGGGTCAGCATACAATTGCTAAAACAGACGGGTACACAGCTAAATTTGCTAACGGTTGGGATCAGGCTGCGATGGATTTGAGTCGGGATCAGCTTGACCCTTTCCGCCGCACTCGCATATCCAGCACTGGTCGGCAGGTTACCAGGACTGATACTGCATTGAAGTATGAGGGGTTTGTGCATCGCCCCCAGGCTAATTCATCCGATATCACACCCCATGTGCTCCCAGATGGATCAAAAGAATGGGTTCTCTATCTGAACCCAACCGTTACAGACTGGTCAGCCCGTTATTTTGGCCAGAATGACCTCTTGATTCAGGATATGATTCCTTTCGTAGAGCATGTGGAGAAAATTCAGGAATTTGGTCTGGATTATCCGGTTCCGCATGAGATTTATGAGACCGATATGTGGGACAAGATTCTGGGGACGGTTCAACCCTTCCCTGATCCCTCTTCTCCAACGGATAACCAGAACTGGTGGAATCGGACCACCATGATTGATGAGTCGGAAGGGGCTTCTTCGAATGAAAGCATGTATGTTGAGGATCAGGCGTGGCCCTTCACCCAACCTTGGGATCATCCAAATAATCCCGCCGAGAACCCTGGAGTCGGTCCCGCCTTGAATGATGGCCCCACCCCTCGTCGTCGTGGATGGATTATTGAAAAAGCTGAAGGCACCCTCGTTGGGTCAAACATGTTTGATGCGACAACCTATGGCAAAGTGCTCAAGCCGATGGTGTTTCCTCTCACCACAGCAGGCCGCTTTGCCGCTGACACGATGTCTGGCTACTCTGCGGTCACAAAACTTCCAGACCAGTCTGAGGCCCGTCTAGCCGCCTCTGCGTGGTCCCTCAGATTCCCTTATGAGTATAATACGACTCGATTTGAAGTCACCAAAGAGGGAATGGCTTTATTTGAAATTGGTTCAACCCTCCCAAAAGAGAATATTGTCTGGGATTCCGGAAAATATGAACACCCTCATGGTGCAGGTCGATCTCTTGAGGGCAATTTCACCGGTTCAGTCAAGTTGGTGCTAGGCAAGAACCGTGACGAAGAGGAAAGTTTAGATATTCAGACTACCGGTGGGGCTGTGCTGCGTCTCGGGGCCGATGATGCCTCTACTCCTAACTTCCGCCGTGTCTCACAGACACAAATTCGCGGAAAGAAGGATATGATTACTGATCGCTCTCTTCAGTATTGGGGCACTCAGTCTAAAAACCTGCTGGGTCAGTGGACCAGCGGGGTTAAGTTGACTCCTGGGGATGCAGGAAATCTTAGTGCGAAAACTGGGGCAGAAAATGTGAGTCTCAGGGCTGCATTGGACGGTGGACTGGTGCTTCGTCTGGGTGGCCGAAACAAGGGCTCGAAACGCCGCCATTTCTTCAACGGCTACCAGGATGGGCCGGGTAAAACACCTTATGCGATTACGGATTCGAATCGTCTGGACTCCCGTAGCCCTAATCGCCCCGTGTACCAGCTTGCTCAGACTGCCACTAAGGGTGCGGCCCTGGATACGATCTATCAATTCCATGATTTAACCAAGGTTGGTCAGCCTCTGCTCGGAAATGCTCCACCTATCGGAATCTCCCCCTATGATTCATGGGCCGGGGATGCAACGGGTGGATTTGTGGATTATCTTGGAAGCTCTGCTGATATTCATGCGGTTCGAGATCTTTTTGTTCGGGCTGGGAAGAATGATAACGTGGGATTATCTGCCACATTTGATCTGGCCGGGGCGATTCTTGCCGCTATTGGTGCGGATAGCATGGGTCGTTCACTCATCGCACAGTTGGATGGGGGGATTGAGGCAACAATTGGGTCAAATCAGACTAGTTCTGCTACTAACTACACCAAGGCCATTCGTTTAGAGATTAACGGAGATGTGGACATTGTAATTAAAGGAAATCTTCATCTCAATGTGACGGGAGACATAATTTCTGAAACTAACCATCGACTCGCATTGACTCATACGGCTGATATCCGAAGAGCAACAGCAATCCTGGATGTCGGCAATTCTATCAATTACCGCGAATCTGGAACTGGTGGAATCCAGCAGTATGAGGGTGGTGCAGACGTAATTAATCAGACGGATGACTCGCTTCCACCGACAAACCCGTCCTCTCCATCCTTCCTCTCCCCCACTGGTGATTAACCCATGCCTGCCTCTACTTTTCTTCCCATCAATGCCCCGGCTGGTGTCAGTCAGCCCTCTAATGTTCCATGCCTACCTTGGATTGAGAGCCAATATCATACGGCCATGACTGATGGGAGAATGATTGAGCAGGAAATTGGTCAACTCATCTACGAAGTAAAAAAGATGGAGCAGGAGTTGATGCAGTGGATTCAGTCAGAACTGAATCACATCATCAATGCCATGTTGGCTGCGTTGCCACCGACTTCAGCCCCTCCGGCTTGTATCGCTCAGGTAATCGTGTTTATTAAGCAGATGGTTACGTTTATCGATAACGTAATCAAGACCGTTCAAGCGATTATCAAGATTATTGCTCTGATTGAAACGATGATTCGCAATATGGTGGCAATGATTCAATCGATTTTGAATGCCATTGCCTTGCTTTTGAGCCAGATTTGCAATTTCCATCTCCCCAAGCTCCCTTCTTTGGCTTTCTTGCTTGGAAACCTATTCAACTTCCAGGGATTCAACCTAAAGGGGCTCAAACTAGGACTGCCTTCGATGAATTTGCATTTTACATTCCCTCAATGCACGATTCAGTCACCCAAACCTTTTTACTCCCCCGGTATTGCTATCGCCCCCTATGGGAATACGATCACCAACGCAACCTCACCTATCGCTTCAGCTTCATTCGTTTCTCCAACTCCCGTAACCGCAGGAACGGTAGCTCCTTCGGTTACTCTACCGGTTAACCCGGCTCTTGGCACTCCGGATGCTCCCGGCAGCAGCCCATTTGCTGGTTTTGTCGTCTCTCCGGATCAGCAGGCTGACCCTGGGTTCCAATCCCTGTTCCTGAATCCTCCGACCACCACAACCCCCCTTTATCCGGCCTCATTTAACCCAACGACTGATTTTCAGGGTTCCCTTCCGGCTCCCGCATCCATCATAAACAACTACAGCTTACCCTCAGCAGTGTACATTGCTAATATAGCCTCTGCGGCGAATCTTCCGATTGCTCCTACGGTTGATTCAGCCGTATTCAAGGCTGAGGTTGTCTCTGCGATTAACCTTGGACAGGTAAATGCTAACCGAGACTCCAACATTTCCGCCGCATGGATCATCTATCTCTACTTGTGCCGTCAAGGTCGGGCCGGTTCTTGGATTCCAGAGTACGAGGCTATCTACCAGCAATACATCGTTCCCTCTGTCTCTTATTTGCAGAACACCCCCACCCCCTGGAATGGTCTGGACCCTAATAACATCCTGAGTGGCCCCGCTGATCTCCCCATTCTCTCTATCCTCAACAGTATGCAGGATCCAGAACTCAGTGTTCTTTTATGGCAGCTTTCTTACGTGGAAGCCTCACTCCTTGGCTATACACGTAACGCCACATGGGATTCCTCCGCCACTTCTTCATTTTTTGGGTATACGGATGGGGCGCTAGATTTTTCTGAAACAACTATTGATACTCGTACCCTGGCGGTTACGCTGAGTTCCGATGGTCTGGCTACTTATCCTTCAACGATTATGATTGATCCGGCTTGGACTAAGCAAGTCAATGCTGCGATTGCAGTCGGCCAGATTGCTATTCAGAATAATCCGCAATTCCAGTCTCAGAACCCAAGCTACCGTTTCATTTATGACCAGTTTGCTTTTGCGACTGAAGTGGATCGTTACAGCCAGTATTGGCGTGAGTGGGCAGCCAGCTTCAACGCATTGGTGGCTTCCAGTAACTCAAATTCTGAGAGCCCCGTAGCCCTACCATACGTGATGAATTACTGGCAGACCATCGATTCCAATGTTAATCCGCTAGGTTCTACGGCACTCTACACTTATCTCTACACTGATGCAACTACCCGATCTGCTGGTTGGACTCCGGGGGTAGATCTGATTAATTTGCCTACCGAAATTGACACGAGTGCCAATGCTCAAGGGCTTTGGGTTCCCCCTGATGATGCCTCAGCAGGCTGGAGTGGGATTTCTCCCAATTTGACGTTTGATGCTCAGACTTTCCTGAGTCGTCCTGACATCCAGGCTCTTCCGGTTACGACTCAATTGACTATGCTGGATCTGAATAGTGCGTGGGCAACCGCTCTAAACAATGGGAATAAGTCCATTGCTGTCGCTTCACAAGAAATCTCCAACCTAAAGGCCATTGTTGCCAATTCGGTGATCCAAGGCTTCCAGGTCTCCAGTAGTGTGTCTGCCTCCATCAGCCCTTCGACCGCTACACTGCTTCGTTTTGATACGACCCCTTTGGATATTGTTGGAAATGTCACCTCTTCTGGCCTCTTCACTATCCAGACGGCTGGAAGTTATTTATTAACCGGAACTTACGTATTTGGAGCCCTAACTGTTCCCGCTGTGCGCGAAATCCAAATTTGGATTAATGGAGTTCCCGTCTTCACTCAGGAATCGCACAATGTGATTGATCAGGTGACGATTCAGTTGAATGAGACGATAGTTTTCAACAAAAATGACACAGTGCAGATATACGCCTCCACAAATGGTCAGAGCACCGCCACGCTGCTCCCTGATTTCAATTTCCAGTGCCTCGCCTTCACACTGGATACCTCTTCCTACGGATTTACTGTCTCAGCGGATGGCCAAATCATTCAATCGGGTGGGATTAGCACTATTCCCACCACCTCTGACACCTCTGAGTCCGCTGCGGCTGTCTCGGTAGACCAATTAATTGCAAAAATCACTTCCAATCTCAAGTTATCTGGGACAGACACGGAGCCGGTGTATGGAAAATACACATGGGGTATTCTTGGAAGTGGGATTAAACAGCAACCAGCAGCCACCCCATTGGTTTCATTGACCGCAGTCTATACGAATGCCGATGGAAAAGCCCTTCCGATCACTCCGGAAGTAGACCAACCAGACACTCCTTACTATGATGGAGTGGTCCTGAACAATGCTGCGGCCAACCAGACCGTTTCTACAGCTTTGATGTATGGCCAGGAGTATCAGATCACCACCTCCACCATCATGCCCGTACAGGCCAGTGCATCCCCTTCAGGAGTTGCAGGCTCGAATACTACCCCACTGACCTCCTCTGGAAATCTTCTTCCGGGTCAGATTCTCTACGTTGGTCCTGGTGGATTACTGACCCATGATTTTAACTATGTGAGTACCAATTGCCGATGGGTTATTGCAGTGGGTCGTGCCACGGATGTGGATAAATTCATTTATCAACCCAATATCCCCATGGATACGGGTGGAAATGGGGGAGCCTTGGTCAAATACTTCGAGTATGAGCAGCCCACTCCAGAGCTTACCTGGACATTCCCCAACCCCACAGGCCATTATGTGAATATTTCTGTCATCGACACGAATGGAAATGATGTGGCTCGTGATCTAACCTTCGATGGAGTCGGGACCATCGTGCTGAATTTCCTTTTACCGACTGCTGGGACCGCTTACGCTTCATAACAAAGGTTTTCTCACTTCTCAATCCTTTGTTGAGGGAGCCGAGTCAGGTGAACAATCCAAATCAATTAAGTGCCCTTCAGGCAAGCGTAAAGCAAATCATTCAGGTTGCTCATGGCTTTGCCGTGGGGGATTGGCTTTGGTTTAATGGGACCGCTTATGCGTTGGGACAGGCCAATGCGGCAAATTCTTCTGTAATTATTGGTATGGTAAGTGCAGTTGCGACTGCCGATGTATTTGTGATGACCCTCGAAGGTTACGTTGACTCCTCAGTCGGCCTCACCGGGTTGTCCCCTGGAGCCCTTTATTACCTCTCTAACGGAACTCCTGGTGGGATGAGTCCAATTTCTGGGACAAATGTAATGCCCCTCTTTGTGGCTGATTCTGCTACCTCCGGATATGTAAAAATTGGAGGTGGTGGGGGTGGTGGAGGTGGGAATCCTTACCAGACTCCTGCTTTTTCCGGCTTCGCCATTGAATCTCAGAGCAACTCACTGGAAGTTGGGGCCACAAGCTCTGCAAACCCGATATTCACGTGGTCCATCACCAATCTGAGCAATGTTCTGGCTAATACGATTGCAATTTCTGATACCACAGCCTCAGTTATGCTAGGCACTGGTCTTTCAGTGACCCCACCCTTTGATTCTACGTATGCGGGAATCACCAAGACTTCCGTAAGCTCGGAAAATTTCAGAATAACGGGGACTGATACGCAAAGTGATACTTTCTCTGCTAATTTCACCATTTCTTGGTATGATAGAGTCTATTATGGGGAGAACGCAGCCACCACACTGGATTCTTCAGGCATTACGGGTCTCCGAGTCAGTGGTTTACAATCAGCCTTTGCCGGAGTCTATGATTTTATTGCTTCTCCGAGTGAATATAAATACCTTTGTATCCCAGTTTCTATGGGGACGGCCACCTCTTTCAGGGATCAGAGCACAAATTTGAATGTGCCATTCAATCCCCCCTATGTGGTTAACGTCACCAATACTCACGGAGTAGTTATAGCCTACAATGTCTACCAGTCATTTAACCAACTCGGCGGCGCAGTCGCAATAGTGGTGGCATAATGATCGTGTACTCAATACAAAACACTCAAAATGGCAAACGCTACATTGGGAGCACGGTCAATTTCCCAGGACGTAAGCGTGTGCATTTATGGATGTTGAGACATAATCGTCACTATTCTATTTTATTACAGAGATCCTGGAATAAATATGGGGAGGATTGTTTTAAATTTGAGATTTTATTCGAAAGTGAAGACTCAAAAATTCAAATTCAGATGGAACAAAAATTTATGGATGAACTCAAACCAGAACTTAATATATGCCCAGTAGCTGGGGTAAGGTCTGGTTTCTCTCACTCTGATGAATGTAAAAAAAGGATATCAATTAAAGTAAAACAGATGTGTGCTGATGGAGAAATAAGCCGCCCTGACAGGACTGGGTACAAGCAAAGTGAAGAAACTAAAGCAAAAATTGGGGCTGCACATAAGGGAAGAGTGTTTTCCGATACAACTTTGGAAAAAATGAGGCTGGCTAAACGTGCCAAAGCCCACCCCCTTACTATACAAAATATTGATACTGGGGAGATATTTGTCTTCTCCTCAAAACATGAAGCTAGTTCTACGTTAAAAATAGACAGAAAAGAGTTGAGTAAGGCAGTTCAACAGAATACGCCTATCAAAAGGTTCAGGGTGGTCGCATGAGTGGATATCCGGGTGGGGTTCAAGTCACAGGATTCATCGCACCAACCGATACTTCGGACATTTATCCGACTCATGATTCACAGTTTGGTTTGGGTGGTAGTCATGAAGTTGCGGATGAGACGGCCCGTAATGCCATTCCGGCTGATCGTAGACGCGAGGGCATGACTTGCTATACATCCAGTGATCAGCAGACTTGGCAGCTTCAGGGTGGAATCCTTGATATAAATTGGACCAATGTTACGGGCAATGGCTCGTTCCTGGTCAACCAAACTGCTCACGGTTTCTCAATCGGCCAGTGGCTCTACTTCAACGGCACCATATGGGCTTTAGCTATCGCCACCTCCTTTGCCACCTCTGAAGTAGAGGGTATGGTCACTTCTGTTCCATCTGCCAACCAGTTTACCCTAACGATAGGTGGCCATGTTGGAGGGCTGAGTGGCCTGACTCCAGGTAACGTTTATTTCTTATCCGATGTAACACCTGGGCAGATGATGCTGAACCGTCCCATCTCACAGAGCGAGGTGGCAAAACCCCTCTTTGTGGCTGATTCTACGACGACTGGAGTAGTAAAGATCGAAGTAGGGGTTCAGGTTGGGGTGGGATTTGCTCTGATGCAGCCCTTTACCATCACTTATACGACTGGATCTCTTGGAGTTGGGCAAGGGGCTGTCTACACGGTTCCGATGCAAGCCTATCAGTTCCAAATTCGCAATGTTTACTCTAATGTGGCGTGTCGATTCCGGATTTACGGCACTCAGCAATTTGCTACGATGGACTATTCTCGCCCCGCTTCCATCAAGGCTACGGGAAACAATGGGCTGTACTTGGAAATGGTCATGATTCCTGGGGTGCTTAGCTGGGTTAATTCCCCAATGCCTACGTTGGCAAATCAGGACTCACCGGCAAACCAAAATATGTACATCTCTATCCAGAACACCGGAACCGTACCAGCCGTCATAACTATAACAATGCAAACCCTAAAGATGCAATAAGAGGAGTAAGTATGTCAACGTTTCTTGGATTTTTCTCATATTTGATGCCCATCGGCTCCACCGTAGCGGGTGTGCAG